AGAAAAAAATAGAAACAACAGCAGGTGGTATTCTTGTAGGTTCTGGAAGTATATCAGGTAATATAACTGCAAGTGGAAACATAAGTGCAAGTGGTGATGTAACAGCAAATGAATTTAATGGAATTTTTATTGGTGCATTATCAAGTTCAGCACAAATATCAACAGACATTAGTGGTTCGTTTGTTGCACCAAGTGCTAGTTTTTCAACAAGAGTAACAACTGCAGAAACAGAATTAGCAAATACTTTAGTATCAAGTTCAGCTCAAATAGCTGACGATATTAGTGGTTCTTTATCCACAGCAGCTATTGTCGGATTAGGTGCAAGTATAGTATCAGCATCTGCACAATTGTCCACAGACATAAGTGGTTCATTTACACCAGCAAGTGCAAGTTTTTCAACAAGAGTAACAACTGCAGAAACAGAATTAGGTAATACCTTAGTATCAAGTTCAGCCCAAATATCTACTGATATTAGTGGGTCTTTATCCGCAGCAGCAGTCGTAGGATTAGGAGCAGGAATTATATCAGGTTCAAGTTCCAATAGTAATTTAACAACAGCAATCGTTAGTGAGGGAGCAGACATATTATCAGGTTCAGCTCAAATCGCTAATGACATAAGTGGGTCGTTATCCGCAGCAGCAGTCGTAGGATTAGGAGCAAACATTTTATCAGGTTCTGCTCAAATCGCTAATGATGTTAGTGGTTCTTTATCCGCAGCAGCAATCGTAGGATTAGGAGCAGGTATCGTATCGGGTTCAATTGACGGAACTATATCGGGTTCAGCTCAAATAGCTGGTGATATTAGTGGTTCATTTACAGGTGAATTAAGTGGTAGTCATATTAAATTTGTCGGTGGTGGTGTAAGTGGTTCAGCAGCTTCAACAGGTTCATTTGGACAATTAGAAATTGGTAATGGTGGTGATATTGTATTAACCGAAGACCAAAGAATATTTTTTGAAGCAGATAAAGCAACTTACATAGAAACACACGCTGCAGATTCATTTAGAATAGTTGTCAATAACAAACAAATGTTCTTATTAGATGAGGATACTGGTGATAGAGCAGTATTTGGTAATGGAACAAAAGTTTTTATAGGTTCTAATAATAATTTCACACCATCAGCATCATTACATATTGCAGGAAATGTATGGGTAAGTGGTTCAGACGCTCAAGGTGGAGCACACGTTACCGCAAGTGGAAACATTAGTGGTAGTGCAAGTGGTTCTTTACAGAATTTATCAGTAACAGATAATATATCTGCTGCAAACATTTCAGCTTCGGTAGTTCAAGCAACACAAGGAACAATTGATATTCATTCATTGAGTGGATATGTGGCAAATGAAAACATAGACCATAGTGGAGTAACAATTACCGCAGGTAATGGTTTAACAGGTGGTGGAACAATAGAATCCACAAGGACATTGGCAGTCGGAGCAGGAACAGGTGTTACGGTAAATGCAAATGATGTAGCTATCGGACAAGATGTAGCGACTGACGCAGATGTAGAGTTCGCATCCATAACCACAACAGGAAATATTACTGCACAAGGTGATATCATAGCAGAAAATTATATTGTAAGTTCATCAGTAACACATATGACTTCATCTGCAATTAGTGGTTCAAGTATATTTGGAGATACACTTGACGATACACACCAATTTACAGGTTCAGTATTTGTAAGTGGTTCAACATTTAATATTGACGCAGACGGTGGTCTAAGTTCAAGTGCGAGTGGTTCTTTCTTAAATGTAAAAATTACGGACAACTTAGGAGTTACAGGTAAATTTACATTACCTAACATTACAGATGTATCAGCTTCTATCGCAGGTGCGGTAGCAGGTGGTGATGGTATGGGTAATCATACAGCCACACAAGATTTAGATATGGACGGAAATGACATCTTTGATGTAGGACATATAAGTTCAAGTGGTAATATTAGTAGTAGTTTAGGTAATATTTTAGGATTTAAATCAGGTTCTTTCCAACAATTAGACGCAAATGTTGTTTCCGCATCATCAGTTCAAGCAACAAATTTAACAGGATTAGTTGGAACAGCAACACAAGGAACAATAGACCACGATAGTCTGGCTAATTTCGTAGCAAACGAACACGTTGACCACACATCAATAACATTGACAGCAGGAGACGGATTATCAGGAGGTGGAACGATAGCTTCAAACAGAAGTTTTGCGGTGGACGCTACGGTTTTAAGAACAACTGGTGATAGTGTAGTATCAAGTTCTGCACAATTATCTGACGACATAAGTGGTTCATTGTCAGCGGCAGCAGTTTTAGGATTGGGAGCAGGTATAATATCTGGTTCAAGTTCTAATAGTAGTTTAACGACTGCAATTGTTGGTGAAGGAGCAGGAATACTATCAGGTTCCGCACAAATAGCTGATGATGTTAGTGGTTCTTTATCTACTGCAGCAATTGTTGGATTGGGAGCAAACTTAGTATCAGCTTCCGCAATGGTTGACCACGACTCTACAACAAATTTTGTAGCAAACGAACACATTAATCACACAAGTGTAACTCTTACAGCAGGAGATGGTTTAACAGGTGGTGGAACTATCGCATCCAATAGAACTTTTGCGGTCGGAGCAGGGACTGGTGTTACAGTAAACTCAAATGATGTGGCAATTGGTCAAGATGTAGCGACAACAGCAAATGTTAAATTTAATCACATTACAGGAAGTGGTAATATAAGTGGTAGTTTAGGGAATATTTTAGGATTTAATTCTGGTAGTTTCCAAGCCATTGACGCATTAGCTCTATCAGGTTCAGTTCAACAAGCCACACAAGCGTTAATAGACCACGATAGTTTAGCAGGTTTTGTATCAGATGAACATATTGACCACACAGGAGTTACAATTACAGCAGGAGCAGGTCTTACAGGTGGTGGAACTATCGCATCTACGAGAACATTAGCAGTTGGCGCTGGAACAGGTGTTACTGTAAATGCTAATGATGTTGCGATTGGACAAGATGTTGCTACTACGGCAAATGTAAAATTTAATCACATTACAGGTAGTGGAAATATTAGTGGTAGTGCAGCAGGTGATATATTAGGATTTGCAAGTGCTTCATTGTTAAATGTTGACGCACCACATATCAAGGCGACAAGTGTTCACGGAACAATTCTGACAGCCACTCAAGGAACTATTGACCACGATAGTTTATCAAACTTTGTAGCAAACGAACATATAGACCATAGTTCAGTAAGTGTAACTGCAGGAGACGGATTAACAGGTGGTGGAACGATAGCGGCTAATAGAACTATAAATGTAGTGGGTGGAGACGGAATTACTGCAAACGCAAATGATATTGCGATTACAGCAGCTCAAACAACCATTGAATCTATATACAAATCAGATTTAGTAATCGGTGAAGATGATGAAACTCAAATTGACTTTGAAACTGCAAACGAAATACATTTTGATGTTGATAATTCAGAGTTATTAAACTTAGCAGGCACTAAAATTAGTGGTTCACAAGCATCAACAGGTTCATTTGGTGTGTTGGAAACTCACGGTAATGTTAATGTGACAACGACTGGTCGTTTGGGTGTTGGAACAGATGACCCGGATTACAAATTAGATGTCGCAGGTAATGCAGGTTTTAATGAATATTTAAGACACAATGGAGACAGCGATACACATATTCGTTTCCAAGCAAATCAAGTTGACATATCAGCAGGTGGAAATATATATTCATATGACGGAGCTGCATTTAACTTAACTGGACATTTGTCAGCAAGTGGTAATATTTCAGGTTCTCAAATTGAAGCAAGTGGTGATATTATAGCATTTGGTTCATCTGATAGAGAACTAAAAGATAATATACAACCAATTGAAAATCCATTAGAAAAAATGGACAAGATTGGTGGTTATACATTTATTTGGAACGATAAACAATCAACTTACAAAGGTAAAGATGTTGGGGTGGTAGCACAAGAAATTCAAGAAGTTTTACCTGAAATTGTATCGGGTCGTGCTAATGGATACTTAGGTGTTAAGTATGAAAAGATTGTTCCATTACTAATCGAATCAATCAAAGAATTACATAAAAAAATTGAAGATATAGAAAAAAATTGTGATTGTTTGAACAAATAATTGATATTTATTACTAACCAAAATAGGAGTTATAATGGCAAAAAAACCAAAAACAATAAAAATTCCAAAAGAAGAAATGGACACTTTAAATGATATTCGTGGTGAATATTCATCTATTCAGTTAAGATTAGGTGAAATAGAACTAAAAAGAATTTCATTAGAGAAAAGTTTAAATGAATTGGATGAATTAAGGGTTATGACTGAGAGTAATTATATTAAGAACACAGAAAGAGAGGCACAATTTACTGACTCACTTTCAAAAAAATATGGACCTGGCAATTTAGATTTATCTAAGGGTGAGTTTACACCATCAAAATAATTTGCTTGCATACCACATTTTGAGTTTTGAACTTAATATTTATACTTAACGAGATTTAACCTAATTAGGAGAAACATAATGGCTGAAAGAATAGTCAGTCCCGGTGTCTTTACAAGAGAAAAAGATTTATCTTTCTTACCACAAGGAATAGGTGAGATTGGAGCAGCTTTGATTGGCCCAACAGATATGGGACCAGCATTTGTTCCAACTGAAGTTAGAAACTTTGGTGAGTTTGAACAAATCTTTGGTAAAGAAAACGGAGACTTTTATGTTCCTTTCACTGCGAAGCAATATCTTCGTAATGCAGGAACATTAACAATCGTTCGTGTTTTAGGATTAGGGGGATACACTAATGGTACCGTAACACTTGTTTTAAGTGGCTCATATGGAGCACAAGCTGCAGCAACACTTAAAACTTCAAGAGGTGGTTTCGGAACTTCATTTGTTCAATTAGCAGGTAGTGCGTCAGTTGATATGGGAATACCATCATCAAGTGCGTTTACTTTAAAACTTGATACAAATGATGACGGAACATTAGAAACATTTAATCTATCATTTTCTACAAGTTCTGCTAACTACATTACAAAAGTATTTAGTGAGAACCCACAAGATAATAATAAAAATGTTTATGTATATTCCAACTTCCAACAAATACAAAACGAAGCAAGTGCAAATGATTTCGTAACATTTGCAACATCAAGTAATGGTGATAATTTCTCATTTGACTACAAAGTGGCATCAACGCCATCTATTCAATCACAATTAGTAAATGGTTCAAGAACAAATCTATTTACCGTAAAAACATTAGCTCACGGAACTAATATTAATTCTAAATACAGAATTGGTATTTCAGATGTTAAGAGAGCAGCAGATGTGGCCGGTAGTGATTATGGTTCATTTAGTTTACAAGTGATTGTCAATAATCCAGGTCAAAATGATGACGGAACCGTGTTAGAAAACTTCTCAAATCTAAGTTTTGATGAAGAATCTACAAATTACTTACCAAGAGTAATCGGTGATAGATTTATCACAATTGACTCAGACGGAAAATTAACAACAAATGGTGATTATCCAAATCAATCTAAATATATTAGAGTAGCAGATGTAGATAATCTACCAAACATTTCAAAAGAGTTAGTCCCTATGGGATTTGGTGCACTATCATTACCACACGCTGTTTCATTAGGAACACCAAGTGGTAGTACGGTAGCTGCTACATTCCCAACGGCATCTTTTAAAACAAATCAAGAAAATAGTCGTGGAACATTTGACCAAAATGTATACTACGGATTAGACTTTTTAAACAAAGATAGTCAACAATATTTAGCACCACTTCCAACATCAGTCGGAACAGGTAATAATGTGACTATGAGTTTACAAAATCAATTAGGACACGCTGACGCATCTACATTAGGTGCTACATTCGCTAACGGTTCTACATTGATTTCTTTAACTAACTCAGCGTTAGGACAAAGAAAGTTTGCAGTTCCTTTCCAAGACGGATTTGACGGATTTGACCCTGCGACAGATAGAAAATCTGGCACAAATATCGCAGCAAATAATACACAAGGGTTTGATTTAAGTTCAGCAACCGCTAGTGGTTCGTTGTCTTACAAGAGAGCAATCAATGCAATCTCAAATCCTGATGAATATGATATTAACTTATTAGCACTTCCAGGTGTGATACACGAGTATCACCCAAGTGTAACTAATCACGCGATTGATAAGATTGAAAATCGTGCAGACGCATTCTTCGTCTTAGATGGTTCAAGATATGGAAGAACAATTCAAGGAGCTATTGATGATGTGAAAACATTAGATAGTAATTATGTAGCAACATATTATCCCTGGATTAAAATACTTGACGAAGTGAAAAACAAACCTACTTGGGTGCCACCTTCAGTAGTTCTACCAGGTGTTTATTCAAACAATGATAGAATTGGACAAGAGTGGTTCGCACCAGCAGGTTTAAATCGTGGTGGTTTAACAGAAGTATTAGAAGCACAAACAAGACTAACCAACTTGGAAAGAGATGATTTATACGAAAATCGTATTAATCCAATCGCTACTTTCCCTGGTCAAGGTGTTGTCGTGTTTGGACAGAAAACACTTCAAGGTAAACCAAGTGCATTAGATAGGGTTAATGTAAGAAGATTATTGATTAACTTGAGAAAGTTTATCGCATCATCTTCAAGGTTCTTAGTATTTGAACAAAATACAGCAGCTCTAAGAAATAGGTTCTTAAATATTGTGAACCCATACTTAGAGGAAGTTCAAGCAAATAGTGGATTATCAGCGTTTAGAGTGGTAATGGACGATAGTAATAATACTCCAGATGTTGTGGATAGAAACCAATTAGTTGGTCAAATATTCATACAACCAACAAGAACAGCTGAATTCATTGTATTGGACTTTGTAGTTCAACCAACAGGAGCAGCATTCCCTGAATAAGTTTATTAATAACTTATAAAAAAAACCCCCATTTATTTGGGGGTTTTTTGTTTTAACTGGATCGCGTTATTGACTGAAAAAAATTATTTTGGGTAAATAGCAAAGGTATCAGCGTATTCAGCCAAACAACCATACTGACTTCTACGATAGCCGTATTGTGGCTTAGAACTACCACGATACTTAATTCTAAAATTACCCGTTCTCATTAAATTCCTAATAGTCGGGTTCCACCTATACATCATAGGAATACCCTTGTATAAAGCTTGTTCAAAATAAGGAGCTTCATAATTTTCTAACCTAATAGCCGGTTGTTCAGCATTAGCTTCATATAATTCCATAGGATTATGAGCATATTGATAATGAGTAATGGTATGAGTTCCATTTTCTACATACTCACCAGCTTCATTATAATACCCATAATGGTTTGGGATTTCCCTTGTTACCAAAGTATCTTGGTAATCTCTCATATAAATATTTTCAGTATCAGTCGTTATTTCAATCATTTCGTTTCCTTTATTGTTATCAATCATACTATAATATAATAATAATATTTGTAAAAGTCAAGCTTTTTTTTAATTAATTTTCGTAGTCGTTTTCATCATAAACTTCTTCTTCACAATCATCACAAAGGAAAAAGCCGTCTATTTCAACACCACAC